TTACAGCGTGATGCTGTCCAGTGTTGTTTTCAAGCTGTCCACGCTGGCCTTCACAGCGGCAAATGCAGCAGCATTTGCTGGTACAGACGATGCACTGCCCGGAGCTGTGCATGTAACTGTGAGCAGCGCTATTTGCTGCATTGCTATTGATACCTGGGCCATGGTGTCACTGATCAGTTTCAGCAGGTTATTGCCGTCTGGCCCGATATGAACCTTTGCTGCTTTCGCGCTGAAATTTACCGCAGCCTGGTGTGTGATACTTCCCCCGGCTTCCGCCGTAATATCAGCCCCTGCTTTTGCGATGATCTTTAATGCAGCCTGACGCAGCTCTGCTGTTGCGCTCTGCGTGATATTAGCACCGGCCACCTGATTGATATTTCCTGCCGTCAGAATATTCACAACCGTTTCAGCCAGCAAACGGATTGCTGCAGCCTCTACTGTTTTTGTGCCGGTAATATCCTCATGGCTGTGTCCCAGCACCCGGCTTGCTTCGGTACCAATTGTGCGGATGACTTCCTGAATAACCTGATCCAGCGTATGACAGCTGTCTGTTATTTTCTGGTCTGTTTCCCTGATCCAGTTGCCTGCCTTATCAACAGACTGCCGCGCTGCTTGCGACTGTTGCCACACCATGTCTGCCGCATCCATGTATGGCAGCGCCTGACGTTCGCCCAGGATGCTACGCACAAAAGGCCGTTCCGGTGATCCGTTCAGCCACGCCAGTTCCACGATGGTTCCTTTTTTCGGCAGCGCAAAAAATCCGCGCTCATCGCCACCACCAACAATACCCACCGGCACCGCATCCAGTTTGATTCCTGTTTCCTGGTAACTGCTGTTTAACAGCTGCACATCAACGGCCAGACGTGGGCGGTAATTATCGCTGACACCGCCGGTCTGCGGTGCATCAGGAATTGCCGTTACCTCTGCCATCACCGGCAAGTGATAACCGGCTGCCAGCTCGGGGAATTGGCGCACTATCTGACGCCGTAAATCATCGCTCATGCAATCGCCCTGATATAACTGCTGCTTAACGTGGGTTGCCACTGCAGGCGCATTTTATCGTCTGTAATATCAATGCTATGCAGTACCTGTGTGCTGCCCTCTCCGACCTGAATACTTGCACCTGGGCGCAGTATCGGGAGCAGCGGAATAGTGCCGCCGGTCGCTGTTAATCCTGAAAATATTGCCGGGTCTAGTTTTATAGTTTTGCTGCCCTGCAGACTCTGCGCACGCTCGCCAATATAAACGCGTCCGTCCGGTTGCTGACTCCAGATTCCGGACGTTACCTGCCACACCCTCAGAATGTTATCCAGCGCACCATAACCACCGCCGATATGCTGAAAGCGCGGCATCTGCTGCTTTGTCCAGGGCTGATCTGGTAAGACAAACGTCAGGCCGGTCTGAGTACCGATTTCTGCCAACACATCCGCAGGCAAGCAATGTCTCAGATTAAGCGGAGTTCGACGGTTAGCCAGCGCGGATAATTCGCGCACAGCTAACTGCCATACATCGTTATTAATCTGAGAAACGCGCTCAATAAAACCCCAAAGCAGAGGCCGCCAGCCTGAATCATTCAGAACAGATTCAAGCTCCACGCCCTGTCCTACGGCAGGCACAGAATTCAGTTTCGCAGTGATGATCCCCCGGCCCGGTGTCGTCACCTCAAGCCTTACCATGTGATTTATGCGCTCTGCCGTTTCGCCATTAATTTTTAACCGGTGGTCGATACGCATCAGGAATCAAACCCACTTAAAAAGCCTTCTACTTTCTTCAGCGCTTTATAAACAAATCCGTCTTTATCTATCGAAGAATCAGATTCGGAACTGCCGGATACTTCTTCGCCAGAAATGCTATCTGTTACCACGGTAGCAGCTCCTGCCTTACGGATTGCCTCTGCCCGTTCCGCAGTACTCAAATATTCGGAGAATGAAAAGGTAACAGCCCACGCCAGCAAATCCGGAACCTTCCGCGCATCCAGATCGCCATCAAAAATAACGCGGGTAATATCGGCTGCGTCTGCGGTTTCATCCACGATGGTATACACCGCTCTGCTGCCGTCATCTTCCAGCGCTTCGGCTAATTTAATCAGTTCTGTTAAATCACCAGCATCTTTAAAACCAATCCGGCCACTAATACTAATCTGTTTTGCCTTTGTCCCTGTGTTCAGTTTCGTTGTAGCGCTGCTGTTACCGCTGGCGTCCTGAGTTTTAATCGGCAGCTTTAACGACGTGGCCAAGTCCTTCAGCTTAATTTCTGTCGTCTTCCCGTCTCTTTCCAAAATCATAAGCCAACCTCTGCTTTTAAAGGCGCCAAAGCACCCGCGCTGCCCATATAAGCGAATAACACGCACAGCGGCGCCTCAGGAGAAGGAACAGTCACAGATTCAAGCTGTGCCGGTATATCACCGGCTAAATACAGCGCCCAATCAACAGGGCCACCATGTGCAGCCATCGCTGCAGCCTGTTCCTGGTGCCTGCTGCTTCTTGCGGACAAAAAGCCCTGCAGTATCGCAACCGGGTCAGTATCTCCCGCAACGGATTCCCCCAATGACAAAACCATGCTGACATCATTCAACTGATTACCTGGCCCAGTCATCTGACCATTGGTTTCACATGCCAGATTCGAATCATCCTGATTGACAAATATTTTGTGTTTATCGTGATTAATCAGTGCCTCAGCATGACGCAGCGCCTGCTGTAAAGATGCAGAAGGCACTGCAGAATTCAGCACCCGCAGACCATTGGCCAACTGCACTGCATTGTCAGCAGGTACTAAAAATGCCAGCACGGCATCAAAGCCCGCTGCATGATCAGCCAGAATATTCTGCGCAGTTTCTGGCGTCAGCGTTGACGCCATCGACAGCGCAGAGCGGTCAGGAATTCCGGCATTCCATGGCGTAATGCAGATAGTGTCCATCGTCTGACGGTATGCGTTTAATTCTGCTCTGGCGCTTATATCAATACTGCTCTGCAGGCTGCCTGATTCAGCAATATTTTCAGGCAGAGCGACCGCAGAAAGCGCGCCGCTCTGACTCGCTAAAGTGGCAGAGTCAGAAGCCCATAACGGTGATGATCTAACAGCCGAACGCCACATAAGACACCATTAATCTTGATCAGAGGCCGGCCGGCATATCCGGCCAGATGACGTTTTCCGGAAATCCTGCCTGCTGTTCAATAGCAAGTAGGCTTTCGCGGGCTTCAGACATTGCGGCCTTTTCTTCATCGGTTAACGTGCCCCAGCGAATAGGATTCATGGCAACCTGATCAATGGCATAAATCCGGCTGTCACGCTCTGCCAGAACTTCAAAAATAATTTCTTCCTGACTTTTAATATAAGGCGCGACATCACCATAAGCCCCTGATACCGCCGCCTGATAAATTAAAAGTCCGTGTGATTCCGTATCGGTTGGTGAGGCTGTGAATGGAATCCAGCCATAAACCGGGTGGTTTACCTCAATATCGATACTTCCATTAGCGTTGTATTTTGGGTTTTTACATAAAGTGTTCATTAATCAATCCTCACAAATAACGTCGATGGATAACGCGATCCGCCCATAGCCGCACAGCTTCCTCTAGCCTGCCATGTTCCAGATAGTTGACCACCGGTTCCAACACCCGCTTGGTTTTGGTCACTGCTAATAAAAACAGAAACCCCTGACGTATACAGGCTGGCGCCGGAATAATTTGCGCCATACGTAATAGAAGCCGTGTTTACAGTTGCGTGCCTGGCATAAACATGCGCGCCCTTTGCACCTGCGGTGATACCAGAGATTGCCGAGCCCGCAACCGTTGGCGAAATAGACGAAATTGTTACTGCGTCGTGGCTATGAGCATCTGGTGCGGCTCCGATTTCAGCCAGAGTCAATGACACATTTGCAGAGCCATCGAACGACGTACTTTTACTTCCGATAGTGAAAGTTCTTGCCGTCTGCAGTTTCGTGGCCGTTGCTGCATTACCTGTAGTGCTCTGATTACCGGGTGCATTAACACCTGGCAAATTAATATTGGCTGAACCATCAAACGGCACGCCACCAATAGTCCGAGCGTATTTCAGCTTTATTGCGTTATCCGCAGTTGTTGCCGTTGCAGCATTTCCCGTGGTGCTCTGATTACCGGTCGTATTAACACCCGGCAAATTAATACTGGCCGAGCCATCAAACAGCACGCCACCAATAGTCCGCGCAGTTTTTAGCTTTACTGCCTCATTCGCAGTTGTTGCTGTTGCTGCGTTACCGGTAGTGCTCTGATTACCGGGTGCATTAACACCTGGCAGATTAATATTGGCCGATCCATCAAACAGCACGCCGCCAATAGTCCGCGCTGTCGCCAGTTTTGTGGCTGTTGCTGCATTGCCCGTTGTGCTCTGGTTACCTGGGGCATTAACACCCGGCAAATTAATACTGGCCGAACCATCAAACAGCACGCCGCCAATAGTCCGCGCAGTTTTTAGCTTTACTGCCTCATTCGCAGTTGTTGCTGTTGCTGCGTTACCTGTAGTGCTCTGATTACCGGGTGCATTAACACCTGGCAGATTAATATTGACCGAGCCATCAAACAGCACGCCGCCAATAGTCCGCGCTGTCGCCAGTTTTGTGGCTGTCGCTGCATTGCCCGTTGTGCTCTGGTTACCTGGGGCATTAACACCCGGCAAATTAATACTGGCCGAACCATCGAACGTCACGCCACCAATGGTGCGCGCTGTTGCCAGTTTTGTGGCGGTTGCTGCATTACCGGTGGTGCTCTGATTACCAGGTTTATTAACACCTGGCAGATCAATACTGGCCGAGCCATCAAACGTCACGCCGCCAATGGTGCGCGCGGTTGCAAGTTTGCTCGCCGTTGCTGCGTTACCGTTCAAAGCCGCAGTGATGGTTCCCGCGCTGAAATTTCCGGACGCATCCCGCTTAACAATTTTTCCGGCAGCATTTGTGCTTTTGGCCGCAGCCCCCAGGGTGGCCGGCGTAAGTACTTTTTCGGAGTTTTCATAGGCTAACGCTTCCACTGCATCAGCAAGCAGCACCAATCCCCGGCTGGTTGGCGTTGCCATAGAAAACCGTGAAAGGCTGTCAACAACAATGCCACGATGATCAGCAATATTAGACGTTGAATTAATGACCCCCACCTTTACTAAAGTGTGGGTCATATCGCCGTCCATATAATCAGGTAACAGGGCGCCATCATTCAGAATCACGTCACATACATTTTCAACGCCTGCCATTGTTCGTTGCTGATAAACATCCAACCAAACAGTTTGCGGCAGTGTGCCTGTTGTCACGATCAGCTCTTCAGACAGCACGGTTTCAAGGCCACCGACCACGGCAGCCCCTGCTGAAATCCGATAAGCGCCCCCCGAATACACAACCTTAAACGCATTGCCTTCAAACGCTGCATTACCGAATACAGCCTTCATCGCATTGCGCTGAATATCATCCATTGAACGCAGCCGCCCGGTGTAATCAAGCTGCCAGCTTTCTGCCGCTATCGTAATACCAGTAACATCAGCAGCACCGTTAAACTCAATTGCAAAGTTCTTTGTCAGCACGTTACCAATGCTGTCACCAACCGTTGCACGCTTTTCCTGATCCGGCAGATAAGCAATTGCAACCAGCGTGTCATCTGCAGACGTATAAAGCCCCATCCAGTTAAATGTCCAGGTACCCAGCGACGATGGCATAGTGACTGAATAAACAATGGTGTCTGAATTCACGTTTGCAGTACTGGTAACGGGCAGTGTCTCCAGAAGCACCGGCATTCCTTGTGCTCTGTCCGGTGTTTCGGTGTGATCCAGACCCGGAATGTACGCGAATACCACCGAATCAATATTCAGTGCTTCCGCTGCCTGAATTTTATTCCTGATCAGGGTTTCCCCTGCATGTGTAATAACAGCCATGGTTAAAGCTCCAGTCTTGCCGTCATGTTATCGGTGAAGTGTTCAACGCTTGCGGACATAATGTTTAAGTCAATATTGGCTACAGTTGTATATTCATAGCGGCGACAAGTGCGGCCATACTTTTCAACAATGATTTTCAGCAGTTCCGGTTTCTCTGAAATAACGCTTTCCGTCACGTTAATCCGGACAATATCCCAGTTTTCCGCGTCTTCCCGTTCGCTGATCTCGATATACCCAAGCCCAAGCCGCGCCCAGATTCGCTCTAACCCTGCCTTAGTTCCTGCATCCTTCGCATTGGCGTAAGCCGTTTTCACCCGTAACCGGTACAGGCTCTCTGGCTCGCCGCTATACCGCTGCACATCACGCTCATAGGCCAGAAGATCGACCATAAACAAAGGCGCGTTTTCCGGGTTAAGCGCTTTAAGAGGCCACGCAAGCCATTCCCTGCATTGCTGCCACCATTCATCCAGAAAGCTGGCAAAACCCTGCGCATCTGATTTTTCCTTTGTTCCTTTCTGCCAGAACACCAGGCTGATTTTATCCATCAGGCTGCATCCTCAGTAATGGATACCGTCAGCGTTTGCAGTCGCGGAATATTTGCCTCGCTGACAATATCGCCAGTATTAAATTCAACTGACGTTAATACCGGAATCCGATCCATAATTTCTGAAGCCAGATTTGACATAGAAAAGCGCTTGTAATACCAGGTCTTTTTAATGTCATATGCTGAATTCTGACGAAATGCACAGCGTATAATCTGTTCAGCCTTATCTGCAGCAGCGGCCATATCAGCAGCACTGGTACCCGTCATCGCATAAAGAGCGGCTACAATATTGTGCTGCGTCTCTGGAAATGCCTTAACCCGAAGATCATCACCCAGACCGTGATAGCCCTGGTCAGTAATATACGCATTCACTTTATTCAGGTAATCACTGCTCGATACGCCATCATCAAAAACCACTAAAGCATCTGCACTGCCTGCACCACGCGGCGCGGTGTTGTATTCGATATAAATCTTGCTGTACTCAATGCCGATCTGTTCCGCAATGATCGACTTATAAACCGCTGTTACATGCCAGTCTGACACCGACGGAAAGCGCGCCCTGATCCGTTCGCGGTAGTCGTCATCCTCTTCATCATCCGTTCCCGGTGTTGCAATCCAGTTCTCTGTATTCGTTACACTGGTTATTCCGGTAATAGGGGTAACCAGAGACGAGAAGTAACCCGCCGCAAGGTTGTACTCAGCGCCGGGGTTTTCGGCCTTCACAGGAATGTTAATGCTCGAATCTGCCCCGGTAAAAATTCCTTCTTCCGTTGTGACTACTCGATAAACCTTGCCGTTAATAGCGGCTGTTTTAATCAAAGTACCGGCTTTAACCGATAAGCTGGAACCTGTGCTATCCCGGTTAAATTGAATAAACCCGGTCAGCGCCTGCCTCTTTTTCCGTTCTATGTCACGGCTCCAACCGATCATATCCAAATAAGATTTTGACGCCGTTTTCAAAAACAGATTCGGCATAACACCAGTAATCACAAAGGCAATAAGCTGTTGAAACGGAGAAACGGCAACTGACCGTAAGAACTTCCAGAACGGTGAAAACTTGCTGTCATTGTTAAATTTCAGACCAGCAGCATCAGCCTTATCCTGAAACTCGGTTTCTATATCAGCTTTGGTGACCGGCAACCCGGCATTCTTTGCCTGATCATAAAAATACTGTTGCGTGCTATCGAGTGACGCCCGTTCAATATCAGCCATCAGCTTGCCCCTATCGTAATCAACCCGAACTCTGTTTCGGCAGTAATTACCAGATGAATTTTTTTCGTGCTGTTCATTGCTTCAGTGACTGAACTTGTGCCTGGTGTTACCCGGCTATCACTCTCTACAACTGTTCGCAGCTTTTTTCGAATCATTGCCCGCCGCTGCAGATTCCGTTCACCAATTAAATCAGACAGCAACCCGCTTTCACGGATAGCGTGATTAATATCTTGAGCAATAACGTCACGATCAGTAATAAACAGCGGCTGTCCGGCTTCATCCGTTGCTATGTCATCGTTTTCAATCAGAAGATCAATATAAGTACTCATATCAACCGCCACTCCTGAATGCGTAGCTTTCAAGCTGTTCAGGTGTCATTAACTGATCAATATTGAAAGTGAAACCACCAAAGTAATTGGTTTTAGAGCCTTCTGTTCCTTTCATCATCTGGGTAACACTTTCTCTGGCCGTTGGCCCTGGCACACTGGCTTTATTCGCTGACAGATAATCAATCTTTGGTTCATCAATATCAGTAATTCCCAGAGATGCACTCAGCTCTGGAATATT